TCAACACTTACATCAGAAAACTGAGCAAGAATAGCACTATCAATCTTACCTGACACTGAGTATCGTTGACACTCATTGAGAACACGTCTCCAGTCAGGAAAGTGCTTATTGATAAGTTCTACCAAGACCTTGTTATCATATTCAACACCTTCTGCATCCAAGATTTGTTGGGTTCGTTTAAAGAAGGATGCCGCAAGTTTTGGCTTGTCTTTCCCTTTAATTCCGAACTCGACCACCGCACATCGGGAGTGGAGAGGTTCGATAATTTTGTTTTTGAAGTTACAGGTGAAGATGAACCGACAGTTGTTATAAAATGTCTCAATATTTGCCCGTAAGAGGAGCTGTACATCGTGGGTGGTGTTGTCAGCCTCGTCAATAATGATGACTTTGTGCTTTGCGTCAGACGCAGAAAGAGAGACGGTCGAAGCAAAGTTCTTTGCTTGATTCCGCACCGTGTCAAGAAATCGTCCTTCATCAGATCCATTAATAACGTAATAATCGACTCCCAGTTGCTCACAGAGTGCCTTTGCCACTGTAGTTTTACCACAACCAGCAGGTCCCGCAAGTAGCAAGTTAGGGATTTCTTGCTTATTTAGAAAGTCCTTAAACATACTCTTAGTATGCTCAGGAAGAATACAATCATCAATAGTTTTAGGTCGATACTTTTCAACCCAAAGAAAGTCAGTCTTGTTCATAATTAATTAAAGTTGTGCAGGTTGTGCCAGACAGCACCGATGCTCATGTGACCATGGAAGTATCCTGCTACTATAATAGCAAGAGTTGAGCAAATAGTCAAAGCAAATGGGATGATTCCTTTGGGAAATTCCCTTCGTTCAATCTCGGTGATGAAGTGGGTCTGGTCCTTCATCTCATCAGGTAGTTCCTCAGACCATGTGAACTCAGAACTTGTTTCATCAAGAGTTGGTTCAAACATTTCATCAACATCAACCAAATAAAGAAGAGTTGGTGTATGAGTTGCTCTTGCTTCTTCAACATCTGGGAACATGTAGTTTGAAAATCCTACAAGTTTAAAGTTTGGATAGTATCTTCCAACCTCTCTGGTATGAACTCTTTCAGCAAGTTCTTGAATGGTTTCCTTAAACCTAAGTCTTCCTCCAATAACCCAGAACACATCCTTTACAGGTTCTTGTGTTCGTTTAATTAGAAGAAATTTATTCTTATATCTAAATGCAAAGTCCACGCAAAAAATTGGCATGGACTTCATTATCTTTTGATATTCTTCTTCTGGTATAAACATATCAAATCCACTCTGGTTTGCGATGGGGCAAACGAAGATAATTATCCTTTACCCAAGGTTTAGATGAAATATACATCTTATATTTTGTATAGATATCAACAGTTTCATCATACTTAAACTCATCAGGTCCTGCAAATACAAAATCTTTAGGACCCTTTCCACTACGTCCTGTAGGATCTCCAGTAGGAAGAATTTCTTTTGCAGCATTCAGAGTTGTGAAACAGGTATGAACCTTACCATAACGAGCAGCATACTCTGAACAAAGAGCAAATCCATGAGAAAGTAACCACTGCCAGTTCATTACATAATCGTTTGCCCATATGGTGCATGGGTGATTACGAAAAGCACCCTTCTCAGTGGCATAGGGAGTACCGTCTGCCTTGGGAAGAGTGCCAAATCCATGACCCCATTTGTCTGAACATACAATAGCAAGCATCTGACAAGTCTCTAGAGGCATCTTGACGATGTGCTTATCAGGTAAAACCTTTGCAGACTTCCAAGGATCAGGATCAGTGACAAAGATGTTCATTTGTAATTTGAGTTTAAAAGTTTCCTACACTTAGATTTTGATGGAGAATGACCAGTGTGGATGTATGTACCGTCAAATAATAGCAGACGATTTGGTTTTGGTTCAATAGATTCTTTAATTGTTAATGAATGGTCATTAACATGAGAAATTCCTTTTTTATTAGGAACTTTTTCATTAAAGATTACAGTGTCTCCATCGGTTTCGTTCAAATAAAACACAGAAGAATAATGAAAACCTTCATAGTCTACATGAGGACCATGCATTAAATTTTCTGGATTCCACACAGTTAAGTCTGCCCTAATACGAAGTATAGAACTAGCACGTAGTCTATCTTTCACCATCAATGCAAAAGGATAAATTGAATTAGTTACTTCTTTTGAACAGTTACTGTTAAATTTTCCATTAGAAAATAATGACACATTAAATCCAAATGAATTATCTTTTTCAAATCCATTTATAGAATATCGATCTCTATCTGGATATGAGGCGTCATCACTATAATACCATGGAAAATTATCATCCCCAAAAACATCCTCCGACAAATATTTAAAATATGACGGAGAAAGAAAATCATCAATAACTTCTACAAAATTAATCCTCATAAGAAGAATCTGGTTCAAGGGCAATCCAATAAGTTAGGTTCTTGTCAGAGTTGACAAACTTAGAAAGAAGTTTCTTAGAGATAGAAACTTGATAACTGCCAGGAAGAATCTTGATATTCTCTACTTTAAAGTTGAAACTAAACTTGTGTTCGGTCTCACCAACAATGATTGAGAAATCATTGGAAGTATCATTCTTACGGTCAGATACTACTAGTTTGACAACACCATTCTCACCAACAACAGATAGATCTGGAAGTTGATAAACGGCAGATGCTTTGAGAAGTTTGTCTAGTTGCTGAGTATTGAGATCAAAAGAAATCTCCTCAGAAGTCAGAACAATGTCTTTCTCAGGAGGACTAATGATCACATTAGGATCAGCAAAGAAATACTTAGAACGCATTTTACCTTCACGGATAACCATGTAGGAATCGTTATCAATATCAAGTTCAGGACTCTTGTGTAGACTTAGACCATTTAGAAACTGGTTAAGGTCATAGATACCAAAGTCTTTAGGAAACTCTTCAGTCACCTCAACTTCAGCAAGAATGTTCTTCATCACACTGATAGTGCGAAGCTTCTTGCCCTCTTTGAATAGAAGGGACTGGTTAATGTTAGAGAAGTTTTTGAGAATATTAACAGTTGAATCAGAAAGTTTCATAATCACCTTTGGGTTGTTTGTGTAGACCAGAGAAATGGTAAAGAAGGACGCAATAGTGAATTGCTTTCAGGATGTCTTGCTTAGACTTTCCACCCTTCTTACCAAAACGAGAAAGATACTTGATTGCATTAGAACGGCAGAATGGTTCTGCATCACCAATACTCTCAATCAGATCAAGTGTCTGAGTCTTACTCTCTTTGGATGTGTAATGTGCTTGATACGTTGAAGATAGGTATTCACGAACCTCCTTCATAGTTAGATCTTCCTCATACTTCCAAAAACCATTGGTTGCAAGTTGATCAAGATTTAGGTCAATTCGGTCTTCACTCATAGATGAAATAGGCATATTGATGTTAAGAGTATCTCCAAAGTTAATATAATCATCAGAGATAGGTAGGTCGTCTGCTAGGGAACGACCATCATTGTTAAAGAAATACATTTCTTCGTCACTAGATCCGTACATTTCGTCGTATAAAAAACTCCAAGAAGTCATAATAATCCTTTCAAATTATATCAGGAAAAGTTGTGAGAGTCAAGACATTCTTTCTGCTGTTCCTCAGAAGGCATCTGGAAATCAGCATCAATCTTATCATAAAGTTCAATGAAAGACTGCTTTGTCTCATCATCAAATCGTGCAGTGCAAACATCAATTGCCTTTGCCTTGTTACCAAAGATGCTGTAAGCACGGATGATGTGAACTAGACGACGAGTGCTGATGATCTCATCAATACCACCATCATAGAAAGTCTTGCGAATAATGTCACTCCAATCCACAAGACGCTTACAGAAGTCACGATCTTCTACACCCAAGTCCAAAGCAATACCCTCAAGAATTTTTTGTTCAGTAGCAGGAGTAGGATACTCTTGCTCAAAGGTCACAGGGAAACGCTCAAGGAATGCCTCATTCAAAACATTAGTGCCAATAAAACGACCATCATCAGAACCCTTACCCTTGGTATTGGCAGTGGCAAACACTTGGAATCCATTAGCAGGTTTGACGAACTTACCAATCTTTTTCAAGAACACACCTTTACCTTCAAGGATGGATTGGAGGCA